CTCTACGAGGGCGGGCGCTACGTCGTGCAGGAAGCGGCAGCGGTCAGCGCGTCGGTGTTCAAGTACCTCGACCGCGCGCTGAAGTACGACAAGAAGCTCGATGACTCGGTGCCGTTCCTACCCACCCGCAACAAGGTCAACGAGACGATCCATGCGCTGCAAGCGTTGACGCTCGTGCCCAAGGCGCAAGCGCCGATGTGGATAAGTGGCACCAAGGGCGCGAACGACTATGTGGCCGTGGCCGATGGGTTGCTGCACCTGCCGACGCAAACACTTAAACCCCACACGCCGGACTTCTTCAACCTGACGGCGCTGCCCTTCGCGTGGGCTGGATCGGAAGGTGAGCCGACCGAGTGGCTGGCGTTCCTCGACGCATTGTGGCCGGGCGATGAGGAGAGCAAGGCGACGTTGCAGACTATCTTCGGCTACCTGCTGTCGAGCGATACCTCGCAGCAGAAGATGTTCCTGATTAAAGGGCCACCACGGTCGGGCAAGGGAACTATCGCTCGCGTGCTCGGCGCACTGCTCGGCGAGGAAAATGCGGTGAGCACATCTTTCGCGCAATTGTCGCAGACGCCGTTTGGCCTTGAGTCGCTCATCGGCAAGTCGCTGGCGTTCCTGCCCGAGGCGCGCAACACCGGGGGGAGGCACAGCAACATTCAAGTCGCCGTCGAGCGCATCCTCAGCATCACGGGCGAGGATAATGTCAGCGTGGAGCGCAAGGGGCAGAAGGCGTGGCAGGGGAAGCTGCCGACGCGTTTCTTCATGATGGCGAACGAGGTGCCTGCGCTTGGTGATAGCACGGAGGCCTTCGCCTCGCGCTTTATCGCCCTGAAGACCACGAAGTCGTTCCTCGGTCATGAGGACAGGGGGCTCACGGACAGGTTGCTTCTTGAGCTGCCACAGATAATGCGCTGGGGGCTTGAAGGATATGAGCTGCTAAAGCAGCAGGGCCGCTTTGTCGCACCGCTGGCATCTGAGGAGCTGATGGAGGACATCGCGGACGGCAATAACCATGTGCGCGTCTTCCTAAAAGAGTGCTGCGATGTGCACCACGAACACGAGGTCACGAAGAACGAAGTCTATGAAGCCTATCAGTCGTGGTGCATAGATATGGGCCGTCGGGCGGATGCGAAGAACATTTTCTTCTCGTCGCTAATAAATGCGAACTCGCAAATTTCTACAAGTGACACCTATCGCAAAGGCAAGCGAGTGTTCTTGGTGTTGGGTCTACGCGTAAAAGATTGCATGTTCCAAGAGCTGCTAGACTAAAATACACGGGGCTACACGGGGTACACGGGGTTAAAACTGAATTGTCACCTGAATTGAGATTAAAAAGATATTAGGCTTATAAAGAAAGCATAAATATAAAAGCTCAAGGGACAAATAAGGTTTTAACCCCGTGTACCCCGTGTACCCCGTGTAGTAAAAAAATACGACTTGGGAGGTCGAGGATGGAAAAAGGGCCGAAAATCGGATTGAATGACGAGGGCCGCATCGTCGGTGAATCGCATCATCGGGCGAAATTCACAGACGAGCAGGTCGAGCAGATGCGCGAGATGCGCGAGATGCTTCATGAGGACGGCACGCATGTCTGGTCGTTCGGGATGATAGCGCGAACCTTCGGAACGACGAAGGGCTATGTGCACGAAGTCGTTTCACATCATCGCCGGAATCAAGTTGCGGTTCGCATAAAGCCTCGGAATAGGTAGATACTGGCCTCTAAAGTAGAGGAAAGTAGACATGGCTGTCGGCATGAAGACAGGAGGTCGTAAGGCAGGAACTCCTAACAAAATCACGCAATCCGTCCGTGAGCGTTTTGTCGAAGCGTTTGATAAGTTGCAAAGCGATGAGGACGTGAACCTTGTCGCGTGGGCGAAGAACAATCCTGATGACTTCTACAAGCTCGCATCGAAGCTGATACCGCTCGACGTGGCGGTGCAAGGAGGTATGACGCTGCATGTTATTACTGGCGTCCCACGGCAAGAAGGCGCAGAGGACTTAGCGTGAAGACTTGCTGCACATGTGGTGTTGAGAAACCGCTCGACGAATTCTACTCCCGGCAGGTGAAGTGCAAGAGCTGTGTGAAAATATCGTTGAAAGCCCAATACCAAGCAGACCCGACGCAAAAGCGTGAGCGAGTAGCTAAGTACCGCGAAGCGAATAGTGCGCTCGTATCGGCGGCTAAGAGCATGTCATATTCACGCAAGCGGGAGATGTACCTTGCTCGGAATGCCAGATATTACGCAGCGAATCGCGAACAGGTGTTAGACACTAACGCAGTTTGGAAGAAGTCGAATCCTCACAAGGTCATCGCCTACAATGTAAAGCGTCGCGCGCAAGTGCTTAACGCGACGCCGCCATGGGCCGACCACGCGCGCATTGCTGAGGTCTATGCGCTGGCGGCGTTATTCCAGCAGAAGACGGGCATCGAGTTTCATGTTGACCACATCTGGCCGCTGAAAGGCGAAAACTTCTGTGGGTTGCACATTCATCAGAACTTGCGCCCCATTAGCAAGGCGGAGAATCTCGAAAAGGGAAACGCGAGGCCGCACTATGCCAACTGTTGACCTAGGCTATCGTCCGCGCCCGTGGCAGGAGCAGTGCCACAGACGGCGCAAGCGCTTCACGGTGCTCGCGCTACATCGCCGGGCGGGTAAGACCGAGATGGCTATCGCCGAGTTGTTGAGCTCGGCGCTTGAGTTCAATCAGCCTCTCGGGCTGTTCGTCTACATCGCTCCGTTCCTCAAGCAAGCGAAAATCATCGCATGGGCTCGCCTCAAGCAGAAAGTGCGACCGCTCGAAGTGCTTGGCTTTGTTGAAGTGAGCGAAGTCGATACTAGCATCCGCATCGTCGCCAACGGCGCGACCATCCGTATTGCGGGCGGTGATAACCCAGACGCATTGCGCGGCATTCGTCTCGACGGCGTGGTGCTCGATGAGGTTGCGCAGATTAAGCCTGAAGTGTGGCAAGACATTATTCAACCCGCGCTCTCTGACCGTAAAGGCTGGGCCATGTTTATCGGCACGCCGTCAGGGGTCAATCTGTTCTCCGAATTGTTCTACCGCGCTAAGCAGCTCGTCGATTGGCACAGTGCACTGTTCACGGTCTACGACACCGACGCCATCGACCCGGACGAGGTGGCGCGTTTGAAGCGCGATATGAGCGAGACGTCGTTCGCTCGCGAGTATCTGTGCGACTTCAGCGCGTCGGGCGATGACCAGCTTATCAATCTCGCGGAGGTGCAGGAAGCAGCAATGCGCCAGTATCGTACCGGCGACATGGACTATGCGCCACGAATCCTCGGTGTTGACCCTGCACGATTCGGCGATGACCGCAGCGTCATCTTTCCACGCCAAGGGTTGCAAGCCTTTACGCCTGAAGTCTATCGCGGCATCGACAACATGGAGTTGGCTTCACGCGTTGCCGCGAAGATTGAAAGCTGGCAGCCTGACGCGGTGTTCATCGACGCAGGGAACGGTGTCGGAGTTATCGACCGCTTACGCCAACTGAACTACGATGTCATCGAGATACATTTTGGTGGTAAGTCGATGCAAGCACAATACACCAACAAGCGAGTCGAAATGTGGTTCGGCGTGCGGGATTGGCTGCGCATGGGTGGCGCTATCCCGAACGACGTAGCGCTGAAGCAGGACTTAGGCGCGCCGATTTATTGGTACGACGCCGCTAACCGTATCGTCTTGGAGCCCAAGGACGACATTAAGAAACGCGGATTGCCATCTCCCGACTTGGGCGATGCCTTGGCGCTGACTTTCGCCATGCCTGTTGAGAAGCGTAACAGCCACAAGCGACGGGACGAACTGGGCAGCACAGGCGGCATCGGGCACGACCCCTACGCTCAAATGTAGCCTCAGTTCGCATAAACAATCCATAAGCCGTCATACTTTGCGACATGACACAACTCATCGTCCGTAAATGCACATTGGCCGAAGTGGTCGATGCGCCCGCCTTCCCGCTCCTCGCTGAGGGCTATGCCCACGAGTGCGCGATGGATGGTATGCCGTCGCCCCTGACCAAAATGGCGCTCTACAAGCAGCTCGAAGAAGCGGGCGTCCTGCAACCGTTCGGCGCTTTCATCAGCGACGAGCTCGTTGGCTTTATCGGCATTCTCTACCACACCATCCCGCACTACGGCGTCGGCGTTGCAGTCAGCGAAAGCTTCTACGTCAACCCCTCGAAGCGTCGCTCCGGCGCTGGTCTGAAGTTACTCGCCATGGCCGAGGAACACGCCAAGGCTCTCGGCTCACCCGGCTTGCTGGTATCGGCCCCCAACGGCAGCGCGCTCGAAGAAGTCCTCGACGGCATGGACAGCTACAAGCTCGCCAGCTTTGCGTTCTTCAAGAGGTTCACATGAACGACCTGACCGAAGTAGAGATTGACAGCATCGAGGCCATCCCGCCTCGCGACTTCCGCCAGCTCATCCCCTCGATGAACAATGGTGCTATCGACCGCGTGCGCCAGCTCGAAGAACTCTCGCTCACTTGCCCGCAGATACCTGCCATCACACAACACATCCTCCATGGCGGCATTTACTCGCGCACCATCCATCTGCCGCAAGGCGCAGTGCTGACGGGCGCGCTTATCAAAGTGCCGACCATGCTCATCATCAATGGCTTCGTCGAAGTCATCATCGGTGACGAGGCCGTCACGCTCGAAGGGCACAACATCTTCGCCGCCAGCGCCAATCGCAAGCAAGCGTTCATCGCCATCGAAGACACCACCATCACCATGCAGTTCGTCGATACGCGCCAGACGCGGCCAATGACCGACGAGGACAACATTCGCGAGCTTGAGGCCATGTTCACCGACGAGGCGCATCTGCTGTTCTCGCGTCGGCCTGATGCTCAAAACATCATTATCATCACGGGAGAATAACTATGTCAGGTGGGATTAGTATTGCAACTGTCGCCTCCGTAGCAACTGCTGCCGCTGCTGTGGGCAGTGCGGTACTCGGCGCTACTGCCTCGAAGCCGAAGACGCCCGCACCGATTGCCGCGCCTACCCCACCGCAGTTGTCGCAAGCACCGAACGCGAACAACACACTGCAAGCAGTGCAGGCAGGTGGCGCGGTGCCGGGCGGTGGTGGCGGGCCGGGTGGCGGGCCATCGAGCACACTGCTCACTGGCGGCTCGGGTGTTGACCCATCGACACTCTCACTTGGTAAAAATACTCTGCTCGGGGGCAACTAGCCATGGCCGCAGACGAAACGAACAGTACGCAGAAGTCGCTACCCGAGAAGACGAAATTCAACTCGCGTCTCGGTGCGATGAAGACCGAGTTCGCTTCGTGGCGTCCGCAGCTCGAAGACATCAGCACGCACCTGCTGCCCCGCAACGGGCGCTTCTTCGTGCAAGACCGCAATCGCGGTACACGTCGGCATAATGCTATCTACGACAGCACAGGCACACGCGCATTGCGCGTTCTCCGCGCTGGCCTCATGGCGGGTGCGACCTCCCCGGCGCAGCCATGGGGCCAGTATACTATCAGCGACCCGGACTTGATGAAGTACCAACCCGTGAAGGAGTGGCTCTCACTGGCGTCGCGCCAGACGCTCGACATTTTTGCACGCTCGAACACTTACGGCACGCTCAACGGAATGTACGGCGAGCTCGGCGCGTTCGGCACCGCTTGCGCTATCCAACAGGACAACTTCAAGAACGTCATCCACTTGATGCCATCGACCATCGGCGAGTTCTACCTCGCGCAGAATGGCTTGCGCGAAGTCGATACGGTCTACCGCGAGTTTCAAATGCAGGTGAGCCAGATGGTTGACCCGCGCGAGAACGTGGGCTTCGGCTACAAGAACTGCTCGACCCTCGTGCAGCAGATGTACAACAACGGCAACCTCGATGCGTGGGTGACAATCGTCCACGTTATCGAACCTCGGTATGACCGCGACCCGCGCATGAAAGATTCGCACAACATGGCGTGGAAGTCCGTCTACTATGAGCGCAACGGCGATGAGCGCAAGTTCCTGCGCGAGTCGGGCTTCCGCTACTTCCCCGGCCTTTGCCCGCGTTGGGACTTGGCAGGCGGCGACATCATGGGCAACAGCCCCGGCATGGAAGCGCTCGGCGACATCAAGCAGTTGCAGCACGAGCAGATTCGCAAAGGCCAAGGCATCGACTACCAGACCTTGCCACCGAAGCAGTTGCCGACCAACATGAAAGGTCGTGAGCACGAGACGCTGCCGGGCGGCACCGCGTACTACGATCAGCTGACACCGGGCGGCGGCATCCGTTCGCAGTTCAACATCAATCTCAACTTGCAGCACTTGCTCGAAGACATCATCGACGTGCGTGGCCGCGTCGAGGACACGTTTTACAAGCCCGTGTTCATGGCGTTCTTGAACAGCGACGACCCGCGCAAGACTGCGACCGAGGTGGCCGAGATACACAGCGAGAAGCTGTTGCAGATGGGGCCAGTGCTTGAGCGCCTGCACAACGAGCTGCTCACTCCACTATGGTCGAACACCTTCACGCGTCAGATTGAAGCGGGCACCTTGCCGCCGCCTCCACCCGAGCTGCAAGGTGCCGACTTGCAGATTCAATTCACGTCGATTCTCGCACAAGCGCAGCGCGCCGTGCAGACTAACAGCATCGACCGCTTCGTCGGCGCGCTCGGGCAGATTGCCGTGTTCAAGCCGGATGTCACCGATAAGTTCGACGCCGATAAGTGGGCCGACAAGTACAGCGACATTCTCGGTGTAGACCCCGAGCTCGTCGTCAGCGACAAGAACGTCGCGCTCATCCGTCAACAGCGGGCGCAGGCGCAACAGGCTGCGGCGCAGGCTGAGCAGATGAACCAAGCCGCCGACACCGCGCAGAAGCTCGGCAAGGTGGATGTCAGCAAACCCAACGCAGCGACCGCCGTGGCCGCAGCACAGGCTGCGCGCTCGCCCGCGTTCGCACCTGCCAACCAACCCTTCGGCGCATAGG